CACGGCGTTCCCACCGTTCGTCGGAACGCTCCTGTTTCCATGTTAACTGCGCTGCACTTTTTGCGGACTTGCCGAGTTTCATCTCTTTTCCTCGTTTTCCGAAAGCATCTGCTGTGCGCCAAATGTTGCAAGTACCGCAGGAACAATTCCCGCTTTTGCGGCTTTCCTCAAACCCTCAAACCCTTCTGCCTTGAAAATGTTTCTGGCGCGAATCACATCTTCTCGAGCAACGCCGAATCCTTTTGCGGCGTAATCAATGTCCCGAGCATTTCTTGCTGCAACAGTTTCTCGATATGCAGGGTTTACATCTAAATTTTTCATCGTCATGGGCGCTTGTTCCATCATCTCAAGCATTCGCGCAGTAACCGCACCCGGAGTGTTGCTGCGGTAAGCGTCCCCGTAATCAATGTATCCAGTCTCGGCGCGTCCAAAGTCAATTTCTGTTTTACCAAACGCCTCGGGGTTTTTCTTTACGATATCACGCACTTCTTTCGCAAACTTTTCACCCTGCGCTGTGCCTTCGTTTGCAAGAATTGTTATGCCGTTTGGCGCACTTGCAAGGTAATAACCTCGTTGCTCAAACAGAGGAGCAATACGCTCCATATCCGCTTGAGTCATGTTTTTACCCAAGTCAATGGATGCTCCAGAGTAATCTGCGGCTGACTTTGCAGGCAGTAACTTGTGCCAAGCGCCAGCCTCTTGAACATCAAAATACGCTCGGGCCGCTTCTACTGCGTTTAGTGCTTGCACAGACCCCGGCGTTAGGGCGCGAGATTTGTCTGCCGTGGTGTAGGTTCCGGTTACGGGACGCGCCACCATTGCAGGGTTGGCGGTGTCTTTAAATCTGCCTACGGTGTTAACAGTTTCTCCCGGCAACATTCTAGCCGCCGTGTAGCCTATATCGCGACCTGACGGGCTGGTGTTCCATGAGCCGCGAACATCTGCTGTGTATGCCGACCGTGCATCAAACGGCGCGTTAAGCAATCCTTGCAGGTGACCAGTTACTGGCGAACTGACCGCCTCATAAGTTGCGTTGGCTTCCTGCAATGGCAAGTAGTCGGCATATGACCTTGCCGCCTCTCCAGCCGAAATGTCGCCGCGACGAATTTTGTTTCCCGACCACGCCGCCGCTTGAGAATTTCCCGTGTTCCAATCGTTAAAACCACCAAGTTGCTCTCGGTTGGCGCGTTCAATTGCGCGTTGGCGCACTTCGTCCATAAATGCGTGTTGCGTTGCACCGCCAACAGCGCCAGACGGATACCCCATCAACTCTGCTTCGTGCATATCGTTAACGCCGCGCCCAATTCTCTCGGGTGCGTATGCAACGCCTAACTGCGTGGCAAACGGGTCGCGTTTATGCCCGAGGTATTCTGCTTGCCCCGCGTCATACATTGCTTGCAGCGGAGGGCTGTCTCTCGATGGGAACCGCCCAGTTAGAACTGGTTCGCCCGTTACGGCTTGAATATGCCCCTTTGCAGACATCGCAGTATTACCGCCAACATTGTTAGCGCGGCTTAACGCGGCAATATTCTGATTAAAAAGGTCTGCTTCAACCGGATTGTTTCCGGTTCTAGCAAAAATGTCTCGACTGCTGTCAACATAAAAATTACGCCCCGGCAGTCCTTCCTGCATGGCGTTTACATAGTTGTTAACCATCGCGCCAAGTTTTTGCGGGGAATCAACCCCCGGCGGCGCTCCAACATATTGACCGGTTGTTCCAACCCTGCGTTTTGCGCGAGTAACCAATTGTTCCGCTTCTTCCGCCCCTTTGCGCGTTTTGCTTGCGGCTTTGGCTACGCCACCCACAACAGGAATTGCTTGGAGGGAGGCCAACACCATGCCAAGTTTGTCTCCCGTGCGCCGGGAACGCCCAAAGTCTCGCGCTGCTTGCGGATACTGCAACGGGCTAAAACCTGCGGCAATTTCTAATGCCGTTTCTCCTACGCCCTGCGATTCGGGAGCGTCAAGGCTTGTCATGCTCCTTGCTGCGCCGCTGACTGACTGACCCAACTGATTCATGCTTGGGACAGGGTCGCCAGATGCGCCAAATCGTTGCCCATAATCATCGGGAACAGATACACCCTGCGTTTCGGCTATCTTCCGGCGCAGTTCATCAAAATATTGCAACGCTGCAGCAAACCTTGACGGTTCCGCTTTTTTGCTTTTGTTAGCAGCAGCCATAATTAACCTAAGTTTTCGAGTTTGTATTTAAGGCTCGTCACGCCATCCACAACCGCATCGAACAGGTTAACAAGGTCGCTGTCCTTCGGGAGTGAGCCTTTGATTTCGTCGAGGAAGGTCAGCAGCGACTTCACATACGCTTTCGGATTGCTGTTCTTGTGGAACTCGACATCGTAGCCCGTGATGATGCCGTACCTACCCTGATACGCCTCGGCGTACTTGTCCACGAGGTCGGGGATGGCTTCGTAGTATTCCCCCAGCGCCATGTGCTGCGCGAAGGACTTCGTAGCAAGGTGCTGAAGGTGCGTAATGGTCGCGCTGTGGAACATGGTTCCGACAAAAAGCGCAGCGGTTTTTTCGTGCGAAGCCATGACTCTCCCCTATGGTACGATGATGCTAGACCCCTACAGGGAAGGATGCAAGCATGACTACTATCTCCGAAGCCTACCGCGCACAGCAGGTTGAACTGCACACCAATCCCGCCTATGGCGTGGCATCTATCGCCTTTGCGCCCATCGTTGCAAAGTTAATCGTGGATAACGGCATTAAGTCGTTGTCCGATTACGGTGCTGGCAAGAAGAACCTGCAACGCGCCCTTGAGCCTGCGGGTATCTCGATTGACTACCGACCTTATGACCCAGCCTTTCCCGAGTACGGCGACCCGCAGGAAGCCGATATGGTTTGCTGCATTGATGTCCTAGAACACATTGAACCTGACCGGCTCGACGCTGTGCTGGATGACCTTGCCCGTATCATGCCCCGGTTGGGTTTCTTCAGCGTCCACACCGGGGCGGCGGTCAAGGTGTTAAGCGACGGCAGGAACGCCCATCTTATCCAAGAGCCTGCCCGTTGGTGGCTCCCCCGCCTCTGTGAGCGGTTCCACATCCACCACCTCCAGCACCATCAACTCATGGGTCAAGGCTTCTGGTGCGTCGTCAGCCGCGCTTGAAGCCACGCAACCGTCTCGGCAGGGTCACGGGCTAGGTACCACATCCCAAGCGGCTCAAACGCCATCTGGAAGCGTTCCTGACCCCTTCGCAGTTTGCCCGTTGGGGTTTTGATTTCGAGGAAGACGGCAAAGCCGGGGGCGACCACCAGTTTGTCGGGTACGCCTTGACCCGCCAACCCGAGGTCGTAAACCGTGAACCCTACGGCTCTGACGGCTTCGGTGATGGCGGCATCATTGGCATCCCGTCGTGCTGCGTAGCGCATCAGAACAACCCGTCTGCGTACTCGTACCAAAGCCTGTAAACCGCGATGAACTCGTCCACGCCTTCGCCTAACAGTTTTGCCTTGCCAAAGGGCGGCACCGAGTAGAACTTGCCGATGCGCAGCCCGTCGTCCGTGTCGCCGCGCACCACCCACACTTGGAACCCCGGCGTTCCTGCAAGTGCCTGTAGGGTTCGGCGTAGCCCTTCCGATGTCTTTTCGCCCTCGCGCTTCCATTCGAGTACGAGGAACTTGCCCTTGCGCTCGATGATTCCGTCAATGTTGCACGGACAGGCTTTCGGGTTGTTCGGGAGTAGGCCGAGGAACGCACCGTAGTCAATATGCGGCGCATTTGCGTTCCTCATCAACCGTTCAAACTCCACGGCGTTTAGCGTCAAACATGGCGCGTTGTGGCGATACCCAGCCTGCGCGGGTCTTGACCCAACCGCGTGACCTCAACAGTTCCTCGCCACCGCACGCGCCGCTGCGATGCTGGAGGATGCTCGATGCGCCGAAGAACTTCTGACCGCATTGCTTGCAGGTGCGGGTCATCGCGGCACCTCTGAAAAAAGTCCGCGTTCTGCTGCAATCCGATTTTGCGCCATTTGTGCATATTCTGAATTTAATTCGCACAAAATAAATTTGCGACCCCATGTTTGCGCCACAAGTCCGGTCGTACCGCTGCCGCCAAATGGGTCAAGGACGGTGCCGCCTTCGGGACACCCCGCCTTGATGCACGGCTCGATGAGGTCAGGCGGGAAGGTGGCAAAATGCGCCCCCTTAAAAGGCTTGGTTGTCACCGTCCAGACGCTGCGGCGGTTGCGCTTTTCATTCGCCAATGCGCTTCCCGTTGCTTTCTCTTTCATCGCTTCCAAATCAAAGTAGTATCGCTGCGACTTTGACAGCAGGAAAATGTATTCATGCGCCTTCGTGCAGCGGTCGGTCACGCTCTCCGGCATCGGGTTCGGTTTGTGCCAAATGATATCTTGGCGCAGATACCAGCCGTCGGCTTGCAGGGCAAAGGCTACGCGCCACGGGATACCGATGAGGTCTTTAGGTTTTAATCCGATGTCGGAAGCGTGTCGGGTGCTGTGCATCGCTCCGGGGTCTGCTTCCCTTCCATCCCAATGCCTTCCTTGTGTGCTTTCTCTGCCGCCTTGCCGTGCATAACTATCTCCAAGATTTAGCCACAGCGTCCCGTCATTGCGTAGCACCCGCCGTACCTCGCGGAACACCTCGACCAGTTTGGTAACAAACTCGTCCGGCGTAGGCTCAAGGCCAATCTGCCCGTCGTGTCCGTAGTCACGCAGCCCAAAGTACGGGGGCGAAGTCACGCAGGTATGCACCGATTGGTCGGGCAGACCGCGCATGGATTCGATGCAGTCGCCAATAAGAATCACGGCTGCACCTCCTTCAACGCGGCTTCAATCCGGTCTAGTAAATCGTTGTCGTAGTTCATCCAAACCGCTTTACTAGCCTCCGCCAGCAGTCCCCGCAGCCGCTCAATCTCGGCGTGTTGGCGGTGCAACATTGCTTCTGTGGCATCGCGTTCAGAGGACAGCGTGTCAGTCATGTCACTCGCCCCCAAAGAAAATGCCGCCAAGAATTACGCCCAACAGGAACCTACCAAGCCCAGAGGACTGCCGCTCTTGCTGCGAAGGCGGCTCCATCTGCTGATGCCACTCCTGTATGGATTGCTGCCGCCCAAAACTACGGGTCTGCCGCTGCCAATCTGCATAAGACTGTTGCCTTCCAAAATCACGGTCGCTCACGGCTGCACCTCCTTTGTGCCTTGCAGGATGCAGACAGACCGGGCTTTCTTGGCAACCGTGCTGTGCCGCGTACACCAGTCGGCGTAGCGTGTTCCTGCTGCGCCTTTGTTGTGATACACGCAGCCTTTGCAATGCGGGGTCACGGTTGCACCTCCTGACGCTCTTTGAGCCGTGAGATGCCACGGGGGCCAAACAAGCAAAACACCATCGTCTTGAGGTGAGGGTTGTCCAGTACCTCTTTTGCAGGCGCATCGCGCAGGTGCATCGCAACGACACCACGGAGCCATTCCATGCGCTCGGCTGTATCTGCGCCTTCCTCAACGGTGTACCGCGCCCAGAGCGCATCGCAAAGTTTCAATCGGTTTATCGGGGTCGGTTCCTGCTTGTCCCAGCCCCTTGAGGCACGGTCTTGCGCGGCGATGAACATCGCGTCATCGGCGGCTTTCTGTTCCGGGCTTTTGGTCGGGCGGTCAGGCTTCTTCTTGTCCTTTAACTCGAACAAACCCTGCCATTGATTGCTGATTGATTGGTTAACCACCGCATCTTGGTCAGCACCGTACCGCGATAACTTCAGTTTCATCGCGTGTTCGGATGCGGTCTTGATAGGCTTGCGGATGGCAACGCGGTAGGCAACCCATCGTTCCCATGCGGCTTCGTCAAGTTCGTTCATCGCAGTCTCCTGTTTGTGGAGGCTCAACGGTACTCGTTAACGGAGGTGAACGCAACAAGTTTAGTTTAGGCTTCTAGGTTCGAGACTGATTTAGGCTGAAGATGGTCTAGAAAGAAGGTCTAGACCCTGATGACTGATGGTGAATCCGCACGGTTTAGACGGAATACGCCTAAAGCGAGTCGTGCGGAATTGATGACTGACGGAGCCATCCGCTGTCGGCTACTTTTCACCAGATTGCTCCGGCTGCCATTCACGCTTCCCGACTAACGCCGCGTGCCTACAGGCTGGCTGCCCCGGTGTAGGTTTAAGGTTCTCTGCGCGTTGGTTTCCCGACCAGAGTTCCCGAGCGGGAGGTCGGTTGATTGACAACCCCATCCCCCGGGGTTAATCTCTCCGTACCTCGCCATGCAATTTGAGGTTAGGGCATCCCCCCCGCCCGCGTCAAGCCCTCCTTTTCGGAGGGTTTGTCGTTTCTGGGCAGTCGTCCAGAGAAGTCCTGTAGCGTCCGGTCGCACAGGCGGCCCCACCAGAACGATTCTGGCGGCTTTGCGGCAGGGTTAGGGGTTAGGCAGGGGTAGCCGTGGAATCGGCTGTAATCGGCGGGGTCGAGGCTTCCAGAGCCTTCCATTGCCACACCCGCATCTCGGGCAAACGACCTGTTTTAACCCACCTTGAGACAGCAGGTTTGCTAACGCCAAGTCGCCGGGCAAGTTCGGCCTTGCGACCTCCACAAGCGTCGAGTGCGGTCTGAATGTCCATGCCGGTAAGTTAACGCCCGTGAAAATAAATGCAAGGGGGGGTGTTGACATACCCGTAACCTGTGTTAACCTATGGGTGTTGAGTCAATCCACAGATAGGAGCAACAGACATGACTGACATGACACGCGAATACGAACTGGTCGAGGGGCTTTATTGCGAACTCGACTTCGAGTTCTGCAACGACGGCACGATGGATTCAGCCGCCATCACCTCCATCAAACTGCCGGACGGCACTTGGCTGACCCTCCCGGCCCCTATCTTTGTTCACACCAACGAACTCTCGGAGTTTGCCGAGCGCGAGAAAGCCGAGCGCGATGCTGACTGGGCCGCCGAAGACCGACTTGACCGCCGCCGTTCGTGGCAGGAGGGTCTGTGAACATCTGGGAAGAACTTGCTGGCCTTGAGTGCCGCATCACCGACAAGGCGTTACGCGCTGCATGGGCGCGGATGGTTCATACCCGCAGCCCTGCCGACTGTGCGTTGGTGCAAGAAATTGCAGACGAAACGGATGACGCATACATGTTCTGGCGGCTGGCGTTGTGCGCGGAGGAATACGCCACGGTCGAGCAATCGCTGGCACACCTGCTCATCAAGGTGACGGAATGAAAACCATCGGTCTGTATCTGTTTTCGTTCGCCATCTTCGCCGCCCTCGCGTGGCTTGGTTTGAGGGCGTTCTGATGGACGATTGGCAACAGCAGCGCGAGTGCGAGGAACGCCGGTACCACACCGAGCCGGTCATTCTTAACTGGACGCAAGCCGACATCGACCGCCACAACGAATTGCGGCGCGAACTCAAACAGATGATTGAGGAGAACACGAAATGTCAGAACTGCTGAAAATCAATGTTAACGGGCATCTTGAGAAGAAGGGCAACCTGTCTTACCTATCGTGGGCATGGGCGTGGGCCGAGGTGCTGAAGGTTGACCCCGGCGCAAGGTGGACGGCGCACGAATGGGACAACAGCCCCGTTATGGTTCTGCGTAACGGCACGGCGATGGTCAAGGTCAGCGTCGAGATAAAGGGCGACATCAAGACCTGCATCCTGCCGGTGATGGACAACCGCAACCGCGCCATAGTTGACCCGGATGCGTTTGCCGTCAACACCGCCATCATGCGCTGCCTTGCAAAAGCCATCGCTATGCACGGCCTCGGCCTCTACATCTACGCAGGTGAGGATTTGCCGGAGCAGGAGAAAACCGAACCCAATCCCGAGGTGTTGGCGCAGATTGCAGCAGCCGCTGACCAGCCTACGCTGCTTGCGCTTTTCAAATCGCTTGATGCTGCCACCCGCGCAACGCACATGGATGCTTTCAGCGCACGCAAGAAGGAACTGTGATGGAACAGCGTACAGACGAATGGTTTGCCGCACGCATTGGCAAGGTTACGGCATCGCGTGTTGCTGATGTCATCGCCAAAACCAAGAGCGGTTATGGCGCAGGTCGCGCTAACTACCTTGCCGACCTTGTGGTGGAACGCCTCACGGGTCAGAAGGCATCCTCGTTCAGCAACGCCGCGATGGAGTGGGGGACGGAGCAGGAGCCGAACGCCAAAGCCGCCTACGCCGCCAAGACCGGGATACTGGTCGAGGATGTCGGTTTCATTGACCACCCGACCGTTGCGATGTCTGGTGCCAGCCCTGACGGGTTGGCCGAGGATGGGCTGGTGGAAATCAAATGCCCGAACACCGCGACCCATCTGGAATACATCTTCGACGGCAAGCCGCCGCAAAAATATGTGACGCAGATGCAATGGCAGATGGCTTGTACCAACAGACCGTGGTGCGATTTCGTGTCCTACGACCCGCGTCTTCCCGAGCGGCTGCAACTGTTAGTCGTGCGCGTCCCGCGTGATGACGACTACATCAAGATGCTTGAGCAGGAAGTGACTACTTTCCTGCAAGAGTTGGACGACAAACTTAACAAACTGGAAAAGGTGACCCTGTGAACAAGCAGTATGACAACAACAACCGTGGCGTTTTGTTTAAGAACGATAAGCGCGGCAACGAAAAAGCCCCCGATTATCGCGGCTCTGCCGTTCTTAACAATATCGACCTCAACATCAGCGCGTGGATTAAGCGCAGCAGTAAAACCGGCGATGCCTTCATGTCCCTCAAGTT